GCGTGATCCGGCGGCGGTGCTTGCCTGGCCTGATGGGCACGAGTGTCTCCCCTCGGGGTGGAATTTGGCGGTCCTCACGCTACGCCGCGCCGAAGATCGTCGGGCGTCGCATCAGCGCGTCATAGACCCGGCTGGCCTGCATCGGCGCGGCGACGTAGCGGGACAGCCGCGAGCCCTGGAAGGTCACCGACGCGGCGGCGTCGGTGGTCTGCGCCCATCGCGCGGTGAGGCCGAGCGTGAGATCAGCGCCGGGTATGAGCGTTTCGGGCTCGACGCTGCTCACCGCCCCAGCGGACATATTGCCGCCCGACCAGCCGGGATGGGTCGGCCGTGGCGAGCACAGCGCCTCCGTCCAGACCATCACCGACGTTGGCGTGTTGACCTGCACGAACTGTCGCAGCGCGACCCCGAACGGCACGTTGGTCTGCCCCGCCGAGAGGTTCGTCAGCCGCAGGTCGATGTACCGGAGCACCATCGAGGCATTGAACCGCCCGCTGACGACGAGTAGCCGCTGATCGGAGGTCGGCCCCCAGCCGCCGAATCCGGCGGTGTGGACCTCGAACCAACTGCCGGGGATGAGCTGCGCGGCGGGGATCACCCACGCGCGGGTAACCATCGTCGCGGCGGTCTGACCGCCGGGCAGCACGACCGCGCCAGCGTCGGACAGGAACGTGGCGTTGAGCGTGCCGGGCGGGCCGTCCGCGCCGGGCGGTCCCTGCGGCCCCTGCTCGCCCTGCTCGCCGCGCTCGCCCTGCGGACCTCGGACGAGCCCGACGTTTAGCCACGCCTCGCCGTTCGGCGACGACGCGCTCGTGACCCACACCCACAGGTCGCCGGTCGGGTCGTAGACCAGCGCCCACCCGCGCTCTAGCTGAACCGGCGCGGCGGGCCGGCCGGGGCCGTCCCATCCGGCGGGGATCAGCCCGTTGTCGGGCAAGTCGGCGGGCGTGCGCTCCTGGCCGAACGAGCCGACGACGATCGTCGCGACGCCCTCCTCGCCGCGCGGTCCCTCGGGGCCGGTCGGACCGGCCGGGCCTAGCGGACCCTCGGGGCCGGGGTCGCCGCGATCACCGGCCGGGCCAGCCGGACCCTGCGCGCCCTCGTATCCGGGCGGTCCCTGCTCGCCTGCCGGGCCGGTCGCGCCGGGCGGGCCTGCCTCGCCCTGCGGGCCGGGTGGCCCGCCGGGATCACCGGGCGGTCCCTGCGGGCCGGGTAGCCCCTGCGGGCCGGGGGGACCGGGCGGGCCGGGCTCGCCGGGCGGGTAGTCCTGGGCGCGCGGCACGAGCGTCATGTCGGCGATGTCGGTCGCGCCCGCCGGAACCTCGATCGTGGCCAGCAGCACGCCGAGCGGGGTCGCGTCGTCGGACGTGTAGACCCTGAGCCGGAACGTCGCGGCCTCGGGGTCGAGCACCTCGGCCCACAGCTCGTCGGTGCGATCGACGCCGCCGCCGATCTCGGCTGAGACGTCGATGCCCAGCGGCGAGGCCAGCACCGCGACCGTCTCGTCGCCGCAGTCGGCGAGCGCGAGCCAGCCCGCGTCGACCGTGAAGTGCAGGCCGACGCCGGGGCTCAGCACGACCGGGGTCACGACGCCCGTCGCGCGGCCCGATAGCGCGGTGATCACCTGCCGGTCGTCCCAGGCGGCATAGCGCCCGGCCTGGCCCCAGCGCAGCAGCGTCGGCGTGGTCATCTCAGCTCCCGATGTCCTCGACGGTGAACGTCTGCACAAACGGCCCCATGTCGTTGTAGCCGCCGGGCCGGATCGACACGTTGGCGGGGACGTTCGTCGGGTGCTTCCAAATCCGGCCGTCGAATATCCGCCACACGGGCGCGTCGTTGAGATTGTGGCGGAACACGTACTCGGCCTGAATCATGGTCGGCACCGTGAAGAACGGCCAGGCGAAGACGAACCCGCGCCGCAAGAGCGAATTGACCGCAAGCTGCCCTTCGGTGCGCTCGCCGATCGCGACCGCGCCCTCTAGCCTGGTCCCGGCGGGCGGGATCGTGCCGACGAGCGAGCAGCAATGAGCGATATACCGGACCCGGTACCACTGGCCCGGCTCCATATAGCACGGGTGAGACTCGACGCCGCGGCCGACCGCAGCGTTCCAGCTCGTCGCGTTGTAATCGTTGAATCCGCCGCCCGTGCCCATGTAGGTCACCGAGAGCGTTCGCCGGTCTATGCGCGCGTCGACGGGCACGAGCTGCATTTGCGAGGCCAGGTTCGCGCCCGAGGGAACGGTGATGTTGACCAGGGGGAGACCGGCGCGCCCGGCCGACTGCGCGAGCGTCATCACGGACAGCTCGAATGTGCCCTCGTCCGGGTTGGTCGAGCACCACACGACGTCGTTTCGGCTGCCGCTGGCCGGGCCGGGGTTGGCCTGCACGATCATGTCCTCGCGGCTGCCCACGACGGCGCTCGTGAGATCAGAGCAGCTCGCGGTGCCGACCCACCCGGCCCCGATGACGATCTGTAGCCCGGTCCCCGGCGTCGCGCGCACCGGCCGGACCAGCCCGAGCCGCCCCCCGGTCACGGCGGTCACGACGGCGCGATCGTCCACCGCGTCGTAATTCGCGGCCTGGCCGTAGGCCAGCTTCCCGGTCGGGTTCGGTGTGGTCATTCGAGTCTCCTCGGCATGTTCGGGACGTTGAGCCCGCCGCCCCGGAACAGGGCCTCGGTCGTCCGGTTGATGCGGGTGAATGCCCCGGCTACGGTCTCGCGGGGGCGCTGCGGCGGGTTGACGACGCCGAGCTGCCACGTCGCGATGCCCTCGGCGGCGTTGACCTCGACCTGCTCTAGCCGGGCGGCGAAGACGATCCCCTCGGGGATCAGCGGGGTAACCGCCCGCACGGTCACCGTGTCGCCCGGCCCGTAGGACGTGATCACCGGATACGACTCGGGCGGGCTGCCGCTGATCTGCTGAGAGGGCACCGCGTGAATGCGGGCCTGGGTGTCGGCGCGCTCGACCAGCGTCGGGATCAGGATCGTGCCGGGCCAGTCATCGACGGAATCGAGCCGGGGCAGTCGCGGCTGCGGCGCGTCGATGACCACGACCGGCCGGCGGGTGCCCTCGGGCGCGTCGGCCGGAAGATCGCCGACCGCATACGTGCGGGTGCGGAGCTGATCGGAGTCGAACTGAGCCCGGTAGCTGAGCACCGCGCCGGGCACCGACACGCCGAGTCCCGCCGTGTCGGCCCCTACTCGCGGGTAGGCCACCCGCACCGTGCAGACCGGGCGGCCCTGCGGCGTCATCCGGTATTCCGTCCTGAACTCCGGGCCGTTGATCACGCCGCACAGGTTGATCAATAGCTGCCCGCGCGAGCCGCCCTCTAGCGGCTCGTAGTGCCGATCGCGGATCACCTGCTGCCCCTCGGTGATCATCTCGACGCCGACGTCGCGTAGCGGCTCCTCGGCGAGCTGGCGCGCGATCCAGAGCTGATCCGCCTTCCATATCTCGTCGCGCTCCCATTGCCGCCGGGTCAGATAGCCGGGCAATTCGATCAGGCTGAACTGCACGTGCTCGGACCCGTTCTGGTCGGCGAACCCGGTCGGCACGCCGCACCAATAGGGCTCGCCGTCGTAGAGCGCCCAGACCCGCCAGGACCACAGCGTCAGCATCGTCTCGGTGTCGAGCCCGCACGGCAGGTTCACCGTGAGGTTGCCGTGCCCGAACGCGCTGAACCGGCGCACGCAATAGAACGAGGAGACGTCGACCATGCCGAGCCGCTGATAGGGCGGGGTCATCGCCTCAGCCCAAAACGTCCATTGGCCGGGCAGGGGCGTCTGAGTCAGCGGCAGCGGCAGCCGGAACGGCGCGGCCTGGCTCACACCCACGCCGACCGCCAGTGCAGAGTTACCGAGCCGCCGCCCGCCGACCGGAGGAACCATCGCGACGTCGAGCCGGGCGGGATCACCATCGGCCGCGAGCCGGGCAGCAGATAGCTAGCCCGCGACAAGCCGCCCTCAGCCTCAGCGGTCAGCGCGAGCGCCGAGACGAGGATCCGCACCCCGGCGTCGACTGCGGCCACGCGGATAATGCCGCTGCGGTTGTCGGTCACCGCCGACTCGCTCAGCGGCCCCTCGTAGACCAGATAGACCGGCGCGGCGTAGTTGCCCACGTTCCGCAGCACCGTTGAATTTGGGATGTAGGGCTGCGCGTAAAACCACGTGTACTCGCGCGGGTAGTCCCGGCCCGTCGAGCCGGGGGTGACGTTCGTCAAGGTGGCCGTCTCCCACGTGCCCGAGTAGAGCGCGGGGTCGGCGGCGGTGAGCGCGACCTGATAGCGGAACCCGCCCGAGCCGAGCGGGGTGTGCCGGTACAGCTCGGTCCCGGCGCGCACGTCGGCGGTGAGCACCCGCTGTAGGTCGAAGTCGCCGACCGCGAGCAGCACGGGCTCGCGGTTGGCGGCGCGGGCGACGAGCTGGTCGCGCAGCTTGCCCAGCTCGACGCGAGGCCCGCTGATCGCGCCCGTGATCACGATCGTCCGCTGCCGCAGCACCTTCGGACCCCACGCCGCGCCGTCGCTGATCACCCGCGAGACGTCGTTACCGTCGAGCGGCGGCGAGTCGAGCCAGCCCGTGATGTTCTCCACCACGAGGCACGTGCCGTTGGCCTGGTCGCCGCTGTTGAGCCAGAGGTTGTCCCACACGACCGGAATCGGCTCGCGCGCTGGCGGTGGCCCTTCGGTGGTGTACGCCCAATCGAACTCGCGCTCGTAGCCACGGGTCGGCACCGTGAGCGGCATCGGCGTTCCCGTCGTCATGCGACACCCCCGGCCATCGCCCACGCCAGCTCGCGCGAGACCATCGCGGCGATCTCCTGCTCGTCCTGGCCGGCCTGCGGGTAGACGTTGATCGTCGCGCCGCCCGCCCGGCCCATGCCCGCGATCGACGGACCGGCCCCGGCGAGCGGCGAGCCGCCGATCGGCGAGTGCCCGAGGTCGATTTGCTTCGCCCCGGCGAGCCCGTCTTCCAGCCCGCCTACCATGTCCTCGCCGAGCCCGGCCATCAGCCGCGAGTGCGACCCGATGCCGAAAAAGCCCTTGATCGTTCCGAGGATCGGGCCGCACACGTTGTCCTTGACCCAGTTGCCCAGCTCGCGCGCCTTTTCGAGCCCGACCTTGAGGCCCTCGATGACCTCGGCGCCGAACGTGATCGTAATCGAGCTGGGCGAGCCGATGCCGAGCCCGCTCTTGAGCCAGCCGACCACGGGGCCGGTGACATTCGAGCTGATCCAGCCGCCGAGGTTCTTAGCGGCCTCTAGCCCGCGCCGCAGGCCCTCGACTAGATCGCCGCCGACCGTGATCGTGATCGTGCTCGGCGAGTGCGTGCCGAACCCCGACTTGATAAAGCCGGTCACCGGACCCGTGACGTTTGAGCCGATCCAGCCGCCGAGCCCCTTCGCGGCCGAGAGCCCCGACTTGAGCCCGTCGACCATCGCAGAGCCCGCCGACTTGGCCGCGCCGACCATTGAGGAGAACCCCGACGAGACGACGCCCTGAATCTGGCTCATGGTCGAGCTGATCGTCTCGCGCATCGCCGACCAGCCCTCGCGCACTGATCCGACGACTGCGGACGTCGCCGACGACACGACCGAGACGAGCCCGGAAAAGGCCGCGGTGACCGCGCCGCCCAGCAACCCGGCCACCGCGCCCGCCGCCTGGCCGAGCGCGCCGAAGGCGGGTATCAGGCCGGGCGAGCCGCCGACGATCCAGTGCCACAGCTTGGACACGATGCCGATCAGGAACTCTAGGGCCTGGCCCAGCAGCTTGATCGGGTTGAGCACGGAGGTTATCGCCGAGACCCAGGTGAGCAGCTTTATGGCCACCTCGGCTATCGGGACGATGACCTTGATCGTGACCTCAAGCACGAACCCGATGGCCTTGATCAGCCCGAGGATCAGCGGCAGCACGCCGTCGATCGCTGAGCCCGTCTCGCCGAGCCCGCCCGCGACGTTCTGGCCGAACAGCTCGCCGAGCGGTTTGAGGAGCTTGGACAGCTCCTTGATCACGGGCGCGAGGGCGTCGCCGATGGCCCCGACGATCTTCCACAGCGCAGCCAGAACGGGCTGTATGGCCTCCCATAGCGATTTGAGGATGGGCATCAGGAAGTCGAGCAGCCCGCGCCCCAGCGCGAACACCGCCTCGCGGAAATCCTTGCTGGCGATCATCAGCGCCGCGAACGCGCCGACCGCTGCGGTGACGGGCAGCGCGAGCCCGCCGAGCGCAGCGCCGACCCCGCCGACTGGCCCGATCGTCCCGGCCAGCGAGGGGATCAGTTGCCCGAGGGCGGCTTTGCCGATCGACCCGAACCCGCCCGCGACGAGCTTCGCCGGGCCGAGCAGGTTCGTCAGCAGCCCGCCGAGCACCGGAATCTGCGAGAGGATGCCGGGCGCGACGAGCGCGGTAAGCGCCGCCGCGCCGGCCAGGATCGCGGGGCCGAACCGCTTAATGATCTCGGTGATGCGCTCGACCTGCTCGGGGCGCAGGTTCTCGATCCACTTCGCCCAGTGCTGGATGATCCCGGCTAGCGGCGCGACGAGCTTACCCACGGCGACGCCGATCGCGTCGAATATCGGCGCGAGCGCGCCGCCGGGCGCGACCGCCGCCGATAGTGACTTGGCGAAGTCGTAGAACTGCACGATGATCGGGCCGAACGCCTGCACGAGCCCCTGCCCGACGCTCAGCTTTATGTCGTCAATCAGCCGGGGGAAACTGCGCAGCACCTTGCCCGGCTCGGTCATCGCCTCGGCGTAGGCCCCGGCTACGGTCTTGCCCGATTCAAGGACCGCGTTGAGCACCGCCTGCGAGCGCTCGGCGTCGGTCAGCTCCTTGGTGGATTTGCCGAGCGACTTCGCGTACTTGTCGACCGCCTGGCCCGCCTGCACGTTGAGCCCGGCATTTCTCAATACCTGGCTGTTCTGGGTCGTGATGCCATGCACGAGATCGCCGAGGACTTCGGTCGAGTTACGCCCCGAGATCACCGCCGCGTCCTGGGCGACGCGGGCGAGGTCCGTCGACTTGCCGAGGTCGAGCTGATTCCGCGCGAACTGCGCGACGAGCTGCTGAGCGGTCCCGGCCTCGATGCCCTGCTTACGGATCGCCGAGACCGCCTTTTGCATCTCCGCTTCGCTGAGGCCGTTCGCCTTGGCCAGTGCGCGCAGGCTCGCGTCCATCTCGCCGACACGAGCCGCCGTCTTGAATGCCTCGACCCCGAACCCCGCCGCCGCCACGGTCGCGCCCGCGATGCCCGTCGCGACGCTCTTACCGACCGCAGCGCCGAGCCCGCCGACCGCGCGCAGCCCCGCCGACATAGAGCTGCTGATCTGGCCCGCCGCGTCATTGCCCGCCGACGTCGCCGCGTTGCGGATGCTCACCGCCAGCTCGCGCGTGTCGGCGGTGACGCGGACCTCTAGCCCGCCGTAGCTGTAACTGGCCATCGCCGCGCACCTTCACGCCGGGAATCCCGGCGAGCATCTTCGCGGCGTCGGCCCACGAGCCCGCCTTAGCCCCCTCATTTCCGGTGCCGTTTCGAGAACCCTCGGGCGGCGCGCCCAGCTCAGCGCGTCGTCGCGGGCGCGGCATCGGCCGGGGCTTCGGCGCGTTCTTGGCCCCGTGCGCCTTGAGCGTGACCCACGTCAGGGCGGCTACGTGGTCGATCAGCAACGCGAGCAGCTCGGCCTCAGTCGACCATTGCTCGCCGAACCGGCGGGCGTCGGGGGGCAGCCTGTCGAGCAGCACCGCGATCCGCCGTGCAGACGTACGCGGGTCGAGCACGTCGACCCCGTACACCTGGAGCATTACCGCCTCGACGTCCGGGTCGAACCGCGCGGCTTGGGCCGTGGCAAATTTGGGAGGCTCATTCCGCTCTGCTTGGCGATCTCGCCGAATAGCACGTTTAGCTCGCCGAGCTTGAGCCCATCGGCGCACATGCCGTCGAACGCCTCGGCGCCGATCAGGTCGGACAGCGCGCCCTCTAGGTCCCCGGCGACGAGTGCGCGCAGCGACGAGATCGGCCAGGCGGTCGACGGGGGAACCTCGTAGCTCTGGCCGTGGTAGGTGAACGCGAACGGTCGCGCGTTGGCCTCGGCAGCCGCAGCGTCAGCCGCAGCCCCGAGATCGAACGTCGCTAGCCCGTTGGCGTCCGGGCTGGCGGTCACGCCGCCTTGTCAGCGGAGGCACGAGCGCGGCGCGCTGACGGGTCCTCGGCCGGGCCGAGCAGGATCGTCGCGAGGTCGCCCGCGTCGTCCAGCGCCGACAGGGTGCAGTCGAGCGGCACCGTCGCGCCGCGCGTGATCTGCATATCGCCCGCGTCGGACAGCGACGCCCGGCCGAACACGATGCGCAGCACCCGCTCGGCGTCGCGGCTGTCGATGCCGACCGCGTAGAGGTGCTGCGGCGTGTCGCTGCGCAGTTTCATTTCGAGCAGCCCGTCGCTGTCCTCGGCGGCGGGGTCGGCGTCGAAGTAGAGCGCGATCGTGTCGCCGTTGAGCTGCCAGAGCACAAACTGCAAGGTCACCGCGCGGCCGGTGACAACCGACCGGATCGGCACGACCGACTGCCACGGGGTGAGGTCTTCCTGATCGACGCTCTGGCCCACGGTCGGCCCGTCGTCGCTGAGGTAGCCGAGCACCTTCCACGGGGCTTCCCAGTCGTCCCACGTGTTCTCGGGCGCTTCGGTGCCCGCAGGGGCGAGATAGATACCGGGGCCGTTGGCGGTGCCGACCTGCACTTCGGACGGGTCGAGTACGCCGGTAGCTGGCGGGGCTGGGGGCATGGCGGGTTTTCCTTCCTACGGTGCCTCAGCAGGCGCGGGCGCGGCGCTTCGGCGGGGATGGACACGGATTTCGTACCGCGCCGTGTATCGCGGTCGGCCGTCGTCGTCGGGAAGCCAGAACGGCCCCTCGACGGGCTGCACGTAACAGACGGTGCCCTCGGGCCAGTCGACGTCGGGGAGCGCGACGATTGTCTGCCGCACCGTCTCGGCGAGCGCTCGCGCGCCCTCCTTGCGGTTGTGCCGCGCGTCGATCTGGATGAAATGCGCCATGATCCAGCCGGGCCAGTTCTGGGTCGCGGCGTAGCTAAACGACGTGAGATCGCCGAGGGCGCGCAGGTCGCGAATCTGGGCCCACACCCACGCCTCTAGGTCGGGCTGCACGATCACGGGCGCGGCGGTCATCGGTACTTGCCTCGCGCTGCGGCGAGCGACTGCCCGAGGGGCGCGCTGGCCGGCCTGCGGCGGGTGCCGTACTCGACGTAACGCGCCCATTCGGTGTCATTGACGACGAGCGACGTTCCGGGGTCTCGGCCGGGCACGACGCGATAGCCGCCCGCCATCGTGCCCGACCATCGGGGAGTGCGCTGCGCGGCGTCGGCGGCGAGCTGCGCGGCGATCTCCCGTATCTGCGGCGCGACGACCAGGCGGCGCGCCATCGCGTGAGTGACCGTGAACCGCGCCGCGTCAGCCACGAGGGGCCTCCGTCACGGCGCACGACCAGCAGGAGAGGAACCCCGCGAGGTCGGTCGGGTCGGTGATGAACCGCACGAGCGAGAGCACCCACACCTGCCCGCGCACGACTGCGGTCATGCCGTCGACGGGATCAGCGCCCGGCGGCAGGAACAGGTTTCCGGCGGCGACCCGGTTCGGGTCGTGCGGTCCGCGGCCGCCGCCGCTCTCGGCTCGCGGATCGCTCGTGCCCTGGTAGAGCTGGAGATTCCCGACGCCCGACCACACGGGGCGGCTGCTCGTCGCGTCGTCGGGGGGCACGCGCCAGCCGTGCGCGTCCAGCTCGCCCGGCAGGTAGAGCGCTACCGCGTCGCTCGCCAGCAGCACCGTCACGACTCGCCGCCGATCTCGGCTGGCCACCAGTCGGCGTCGATCGGCAGCTCGGGCAGCTCGACGGGCGCGACGCGCAGCGGGACCGACACGAGCTGGTCGAGGAACGAGCGGTGCCAGTTGGCGCGGCTGATCGCGAGGCCGTATTCGCCGACCGGCCCCGATGGGCTGTAGCTCACCGACTGCGCGCCGGTCTGCACGAGCGACACGGCGGGCGTCGGCGGCAGCGTCGCCGCGTAGTGCTCCCACTGGAGCGCGGCGCACAGGTGCGGCTCGTCGTCCCAGCAGGCGTCGGCGATCGCTTGGGCCTCGTCTCGGGGCAGCCCGCCAGTCGTGGGCGGCGCTAGGGGCGGTGCCCACGCTTCCCACGACGGCGGGCTGATCGACGTCATGCGGCTACTTCGCCGGGGCCTTGGCGCGAGAGCTGCCGCTGTCCTCAAGCGGCGCGGCGGGCGGCCGGACCATCTGCGAGAGCCGGGCCTTGGCGAACGGGGTCGCGCCGCCGGGCACGCGCGGGGTCACGGGCTTGATGATCGTGCACCCGAAGCGAGCCCAAATCTTGCACGGCGTCACGTTGTCTTGGAAGCCCGAGACCTCGACCTGGCCGTTGGCCGGGTTCACGATCACGCCCGAGGGGTCGAACCGGAACCGGATGTCCTGGCGAACGCCGATCACGAGATACTGCCACGCGCCGGTAATGAACTCGGCGACGGCGAGCGACGCGAGGGGATAGCCGCTGTAGGCCACCGGCACCCCGTAGATGGTGGGCCGCTGGACCTGGCCGACCTGCTCAGTGCCGAGCAAGAGCGAGCCGTTAGCGTCGCGCACGCCCCGGAACTGGCCCTTGGTGCCGATGTCGGCCGAGTGGCCGGTGACCGCGAGCCCTTGCGTCTCGACCATGCTCATTGCCTGGTTAACGCCGTCTACCGCGTCGACGGCCCCGGCCGGATCGACCGTGCCCGAAAAGGCGGCGGCGGTGACCCCGCCGACCGGGAATGTGAGCGGGATTCCCGGCCCGCCGAATAGCACCGTCTGGTCGAGCCGGACCGCGATCGCTTCGGCCATCCTGGGCCTGCACCAGTTCCACAGGTTGATCGTGTTGTCCTCGAGGTACTGATCGGGGATGGCCACGACGGCGGCGATCTCCTCGGCCGTGACGACCTGCGGGGCGAGCCGCATCGACGTGTATTGCTTGCGGCCCGCGCCGCCCGGCGGCAGGTTCGCGCCCGTGATCCATTCGGCGGTGGGCAGCGTCGCGGGCACGGGCAGCTCGCTAATCCGGGTGCCCATGGGCAAGAGCTGCGCGAGCTGGAGCACCGCAGACTGCGCGGTGGCCTCCTCGATGATCTGCTGGCTGTACTCGTGGGGGATGATGCCGGAAAAATCGGACAGGGGCATGGCGCGGCCTTTCGTGGCAGGAAGGGATCGCGCCGCTTTGTGCGCCACCTGGCCGCGCTGCATCACGCTCGCGCGGGGGCCTCGGACTCGCCGAGTGAAGCGCCCCGGATTCGGCTACCGGCTGCCGTCGCATCACGCCCACGGCAACGGGGCCAGCATAACCGCACGATGCGCAGCGCGTGAAGCGCCCGGCACAGCCGCGAGCAGTAGACCGAGCCGGGCCGGGGCGGGCGCACGAGACAGGTCAGGCACACGATGTCGGGCTCGTCGTCGTCGTCGCCTTCGCGCCAGAGGGTCACGCTACAGGCTACGGTCTAGCCCCGATTGTGGATGCTGCGGAGCTGATCGCCCATCCAGTCGCCGCCGTTCGGGCTCGGCTGGCGGGGGCCTGCCGGGATGTGGCCGGGCGGCGGGGGCACGACGGCGAGCTGCGCGACGACGGCGGCGATCGCGGCCTTATCGGGCGCGCCGTCCTTGACGAGCTTGCCGAGGTCGAG